TGCAGTCTGAATACCAATGATTGGTGGAAGTGTGTATCCTGTTCCATCATTAACAAGGTCAATGCTGCTTACAGCAAGATCGGTTGGACCACCACCAAGGTCTTTTGCAAGTTGAATAGTTGCTGTTGCCTGCTGTGCATCAAGATCAACCATCGTAATTTTAGTAGTGAAGATAAAGTCAGATACTGCCTGATCGACTTCTTCAATTCCAGTATCGACCAACTCATCGAGTGCAGCATCAAAGACTTCGCAACTTAACTGATATACGAATAACTTATTCAATTGGTAGAATGGTTTCTTTGCTTCTACATACTTGATTTCAAATATAGTATTATCAAGGGGGAAATAAATCAAATCTCCTTCCTGTGGTCTCGATGTTACTATAACTTCACCTGCATCTAAAAATGGAGCAGTAAAGTCTTCATATCTTTCCTTTGAGATTATCAGAGTAATCTGGTCTGTTGACTGAACACCAAACTTAGATAGAATATCTCCATTACCTGCAAAACCCTCATAGTTTGCTAGATATGCTTCCATTCTGAATGAGTCATCAAATTCAGTAGCAATTGCTTCATTCAGAATTGCATCCTGACTTACCAACTTCCTTGGAAGGTAAATAATATCTTGTCCGTATATTTTTAACTGTTCGTTAATGAGATCCTGAACGAGTCTTTGTTCTCCTTGGGATCCTTGTAAAAAGTAAGAGTTTAATGGCATAACGCATCAACCTATCAAATCGAAAGGTGGTTCTTCATAAGTCTCCCTAAGTTCTTTCTCTAGAACTTCTAACTCTGCCGTAGCATCATCATAGAGTTGTCTTCCATTCAGTTGAACTCCACCAGGAAGTGCCACTCCTTGGAACTTAATCAAGTTCTGACCCCACTGCCTCTTAATCAGTGAAGTAGTATATTTCTTTAACCACCAGTCGTTATAGACTAATGTAGAATCTGCAGGGTCAATCAACCTATAGCAGTCTAATACGAGGTAGTTATCTTCGTTGAATTCACGCCAATCAATATCTACGTACAACCTACCATTCTTTCTATTGAATCTTAGTTGTGTATCTGGAGTGATAATTCTACTCAAATCCTCAAGATACGTCTTGGTCATTGAATAATTTAAGAGATCAAGTGCTCCATAGTAGTACACATCATTCAGGAACAGTTGATATTTGATATTAAACAGACCACTAGATATGGTGCTGTTGTCCATCTTGAATACTTTATTGATCCCAATAACATGCTCTGGGAGTTGAATAAAGTTCTGGTTTTCTTCCCAACCTACTGTTGTAACACCAATACCAGAAGAATTAGTTACTGTGGTTGTTGTGACACCAGACCTTATTACTGCTTTATCTGCTCCACTGACCTTATGCTTCAGGAACATTCTTTGATAACCATCAAAGTGGTAATCCTGCCAATGTTGAATTGCATCATCAACCAGGTCTTCAATCTGATCATCATCTACGTTAATTTCCAGAACAGGAAATCCAAGTCTCCTAAGACAATAATCGATCAATTCTTGTCTGGTCGATGGTTTGCTCATTCTTCGATACCTGCTTCCTGATATTTAACTTTGTTTTGCAATTCAACATAGTCCTTTGTTAAAGACTCTAGTTTTGCTTCTAAAAGAATATTTTGATTCATTAATGTAGCAATTTTAGAATGATAATTTTTAATCAAGATATTCACGTCAACGTCACTATTCATAGTTCTAGAAGGTTCCTCCATCGAGAGTGTTTGTCCAAGTTGGTTTGTTTTCATATACTACAGTTACCGTATTTGGTGAGACTGAAATGCTAGCACCATTTACAACCAGATCATTTGACGTATCGAATGTTCCTTGAACACCGATCAGAGTAAGAGTGGTTCCACTAGAAATAGATGCCTTACAAACACCAAATGCTGTGCCATTGTTCTGCTGAGTAACCAGAGCATCTTGAGCAATCGTCTGTGCAGAAGGCAGGGCGATTGTAATTTCAGTTAGAGCAGTCAGAACTTGCGTAGAAGTTCTTGAATTTACGGCATCTGTTGGGGCATTGGTTGATCTTTGCAGACCATCACTGTCGAAGTAGACAGCACCACCAGTATTAAAGTTACCAGACTGATAGTAGATACCTTTAACATCTAAGAAACCTTTGGTTCCAGATACAATATTGTTATTAATGGCAGCATCAGGAATATAAGTCCATTTTCTGCTTGCATCACCATGAGTTCCATGGTTATCTTTAGATGATACATTATTTGAGAGAGCATTATCATCAAATCCAAAGAAACCAACCTTGTTATTACCAACTCCGCTACTTATATTGTAACTGAATGAAATACCACGGTCTGTATTAGTATCAAATCCATGAGTAACAGTTATTTGTGATGTAGTAGTAACACCAACTGCTGTACCTGTGAATGTTACAACTTTAGTTGAGGTATTGTATGCTGTAACTGTAGCAATACCAGAAGCATCAATACCTGATACTGCCAGTTGGTCTCCAGTATTAATACCAGCAACTGAATCAAGAAGAACTGTAGATACACCAGATGCGACAGTTCCCATGACTGTCTTAACACTGGTTACATCACCAATACCAAAAATAGCATCATTAACTGTAACTTGATTTGAGTTAACAGTAGTTGTCGTACCATCAACTTGTAGGTCACCCTTGATGATAACCGTACCTTCATTACTCAGACCATCAGGATATGGGTCAATGAATAGTTCATTACCACTACCAGACTTGGTAGAAATAGTGTTAGATGAAATACCAACACTACCAAATATCTGGGGAGAGTTCCACTGCCATCCGTGACCAGTGACTACAATTTGATTAGCGCCATTCTCATCATATTCAATACTGACATCCTTACTTGTACCAAAAGTAAGTTTGGTATCATCAGGAATAACAATCTCACCAGATCCATTAGGATCAAGGATGATGTCTCCATCAGTATCAGTAGAAGATAATGTATTTGTATCTAATCTTAAATTATCTACGTTCCATTGATCGACCCTTCCAGTCTGGTCAACAATGGCAACAAATCCATTTGCTGCAGTTGTGGGGTTTGCTTGACCGGCGACCAGACCAGGAGCAATACTTAATAAGTCGGTGTAATATCTACCACCAACTACTTGGGCGTTTTGTGAGTTATCACCAGCGAATAGTCTCCCACCTTTATTACCGTGGGTTCCTACTCCAACTGTAAGACCTAATTCACCAAAGTTAAGACTCGATGGAGCGCCAGTGCCCGTAGATCTTTTTACTCTAATTATACTTGCCATGGCTTAGAAATTTCCTCCATTGATATCCAAATTTTGGGTTGATCCAGGCGTTAATTCTAAAGTTGCTTCAAATTTGTTAGTTGTCCCGTTATAGACCAGAACTGCACCGTTCTGAACTCCCGAGATGTCAACATCAGATAGTCCACCTAAAGTTCCGCCACCTCCGGCAAAGGAGGATAAAACCTTAATAGCATTTTGTGATCCAACTCTGACTTTAATATCTGCCATATGTTTTAACCTGTGGTAACTCCAGCGGTAACGATAGCACTACCTTCTACAACTCTAGTTTTGAGTGAAGAAGCGTCAGTTAATAGAACATCATATACGTATCTACCAGGTTTCAGTCCAGAGGTGATTGAGGACCCTAAAGAGATCTTTAATTGTCCTTCTGTTGCATTTGGAAAGGATACAACAAAGTTGGCAGCAGTTGTCAGTGACGCTGCTGATTTTTTCAATTTTGCTGCACCAGTAAATCCTGTTAAGTCAAGTGGAGCATTTGCGTTGTTTTCAAGGTTGAACGATTGGTCGAAATTTGCACCAACGTCAACTACAATGTTGCTTACATATGCTGCCATTATTACAGTCAGTTAGATCTATCTACTGGTATTTATAAATCATTTTTCGCTATGGATAATAGGAGAGACTTTATTTCCTGAATGTCGGACTTCATATCCTTCACTTCATCTTTCAATTTATCCATTTCTTGCTTTTCCTTAAGTTTCCTTCTGGAAAGTTCCATGAATTTATCGTATTCCTTTTTATTAGAATTAACGATAGCACCATTCGACATATCCCTATAAAGGGATGTGTCGGAATCAACTTTTAAACGCTCGGTCATACTGGGGAATCAAATGTTCTTAGGGCAATTGCTCTCAAGTTCTTAATTCTTGGAGCTTCAGATTGGTCGGGAGATGTCATGACAATCTTGACCTGGAATCCATTAAACTGTGGAGTGTTTTCTGCGGTATACTTGTACTCGCTGAATCCATTCTCTAGTATATTTGGATTTACAGTATTGTCTGATAAACCATTTCCATTGAATGGGATATAGGTTTGACCAGTCTCATTTTCGTCATTTCTAAACAGTCTGTAGAAGACTCTGATTTGTGACTCTCCCATTCTATGTCCATCCAATTGGACGTATACAGAATTAGAAGTAAACTCAAGATTGATTCTCTTGGTTTCGTAGATTGCAGCGTTAGGATCAAATCCAGGAACATTGACTCTACTATCAAGATCATAATCAACTTGTGGGTCATTGATAAGGTTGCTGATTGCAACAATGTTAGTTGTATCAAGGTCAACCATGGGAGATACGTTCTCGTCAGTAGTTGATAGCAGCATTTCAAGTTCAAATGATTTTTCACCATTAAGAAGGTTAGTTTCATTTACCTGAGACGCAACCATTCTTGGACTATCAAGACGATTCAACTGATTCAGAGTAACACCCTCGTAACCAGTATTGGTGAATGATGCTTCATTGCTACTGATACTTGTTCCTGTAGTTGTTCTAATTCTTGCAGAAACAGCTGTTCCTGAAGGACTGACAAGGTTGATATTTGGTCTAATGTATTCAAAGGGAATGTTCTGAGTTATCTGAACATTATTGCCACCGATTGCTTTAGTTGCATCGAATAACTTAGCAGTGTTATCAAGACTTACATGATAACTATTGAATGTCTTCTCTCTTGGATCAATATTGTGGAGTGTGTTGATCTTCAGCAGGTTTACGCCATTTGCCTCATACTTGAAGACAGTTGAGTTCTGTGCATGATTAGATTTGAGACTGCCGTCTACAACTCTCTCCGAAACAGTAATGTCATTACCGGAAATTACCTGGTAACCGAGGATTTCTTGGTCGATCTGTAAATAACCAGTGTTTCCACTACCAACTGCTGCTCCTTCAAAGTTAGCAAATGCGCTTCCATCTGTGACTTTAATAACTGTATCGCCTTCATTAAATGCAGCAGTCAGAGTTGTTGGAGCGACATCACTTGCGATGTTATACACTCTAAGTTTGTTCTGACTTGAATGCATGCCATGGTTGAAGTGACTGAAGATCATTGTCTTACCGTCTCTGATTGGATCATCATTGACGAACTGAATTGCTGGTTGTGCTGTGCTAGTGCCATTGTTATCGACAAAGTTATATGCAGAACCAGAATCAAATGAACCTTTAACATCATCAACAACAATCAGGTTGGTTACAGTCGCAACACCGACAGTAACTCTTACTCCACTTCCAGTTGAACCAAGTTGATTCATCAGCAGAAGGTCTCCAACCTGATATCCAGCACCACCATTAGCAATTTGTATTTGGGTAACTGCTCCACCAGAAACAGTAACATTTGCAGTACAGGATACGCCGAAACCAGTGAGAGATGTAAATCCAATACCAGGATAAACATTGTCAGTTAAACCGACACCAGCAGTTGGTTGAACCAGCGCAGTGGTCATACCAACCAGACCACAGCGACTACCAGTAGCAAATACATTACCCGTAGTTGTTCCCTGAACAAGTGAATTGCCAGGTCCATAATTTACGATTGATGTAGGAATACCAACAAACTGTCTCTTAGAGAACGATTGGATTGGATTGATCTTTCTAATACCAACTCTAGGCAGTTCGCTGTTGTAGAACGAGACTGAAACAGGAGTGTTGGTTACAAACTTTGCCTTATTCAGTTTGAACTTAAGGTCTTCCAACTGACTTGGAGTCCAGGTTGACTGGTTCTGTGACTTGAACAGTGAACCAAGATATGGTTGCTTGTTATAAACTGCCTTGAGTTGAAGATCTTCTTCACCCATTCTAGTGATGAATGTCAGATACTTCTCTGTGGGTGAGATAAGAACCAGAGCATATTCATATCCAGTTTGCAGATAAACAGGAGTTGGGAACGAGAATGATGTTGCTGCACTACCATCATCAGACAAGTTAACATCATTTGATGCAATATTAACCTGACCAAATGGTACAACTTGGGTTGTTGGTGTGCCATCTCTCATAGTTCTGATTTGAACCGTGACTGGAATTGTGGGATCCTTAGTCTTGAAGTATACTTCACCACCAGTTACGTATATACCATCAGATTCTGTTCCATTATCATTTTCAGCAGTAATCAAGAATGACTGTGCAAGTGGGTCAAAGTATTCACCAACAACCGTCTCGGAACTGGTACTAGAAGAAGAACCACTTTCGGTTCTGATTGCAGATCTTTCATTCTGTTGGAGTCTTAATGCATCCAGAGACTCAACAAATCTTCTATCGACTTCTGGTGTCTTAATAGCAAGAACTTGCTCTTCATAACTCGTGGCGTATCCAGAAGACAGATACTCAGTTTCAGCAGAACTACCACCTGGATCTAATACAGGTGAGTTGACAGGAGATGAAGTTATTCTGATTGTGCTTGATCCAGTGGTAAACTTAGGATTAGCAGCAATAACTGGATCAGGAATGTGCAGGGAGAATTGTAACTCACCCTTATCATCAGTGATCAACTGTGTTTCGCCTATCTGTGCTTCTGCAGTTCCATCGCTGTTAACAATGAACATACCCTTTTTAACGAATCCAAGGTGTTCTGGTTTCGTTTGATTGGAAAGGTCTGCAAGGTCAACATTGATGAACTCTGAAGTTCCAGAATAAGTAGCACTACGTCCAGGAATAGTAACTTGTGGATTATTGAATGGACCAATCTCGTGGTTATGCTGTGCTGCACGGAACGTAATCTGTGGTGCTCCAACTTGTGCTAAACTAACGCTGCTAACAATATCACCAGTCTTGAATGAACCATTTACCATTGAAATTGGCAGATTCTTGGGGAATGCAAACTCATTCATGTCAACACTTTCCATGAAGACATAATACTTTGTATTTGGTTTCAGTTTCTTAGCAGTTACATGAATATTTCTAGAACGACAGTTATGGAGAGTTTCTATTCCAATAACTCTATCTCCAAGACTGATCTCTTCCAGTCCAGAAGAAAGTTCAAGACCGAATACTCTTTCTTCACCAGTTTCAACAGCAGTATCGATAAAGTCCTCTTTGATAGTAGCACTCCACCAACTACTTTCTGTTGTAGTAGTGGTAGTGGCTCTACGACGACCTCTGCCTGGTTCAAATCTAGAGAGTGTAGTTTGGGTGCTGGTGTGACTGCTACTACCGCTTGAGGAACTAAGTGTTGTGCTATTGACTAGTTCGCTATCAATCACTCTGTCATCACCGTTCCAGGTGAATTCAGAAGAGTTCCACCAACTTGCTGCCATTCCACCATTCTCACGGTCTTCAACAGAGAGCAATTCTGCCATACCGTTGAATACGGAATCAACCTGAACAATATCGGGAGTAGCAAGAACAATCTCTTCAATCCAGTAGTCTGTTGCAGGAGACAGGTCGATTGAACCAGCATACAATGCAATGTGATATGGATTCAGGTTTTCTGTTCTAGTTGCAAGTGGTTGATCAATGAATTCTACTTCTTCAAAGTTAAGAGTAAGTCCAGGACCCTTTCTGGTTACATTGACATCAGAGAAATCATCTGCCCAAGCGTAATCAGCATCTGTGAAGTTTGCTTCAGTCGATACGGTTTCAAACTGCAGAGTAACGTTTCTTTCGGCAGAACGTGGACGTAATTCAGCACGTTTGATGTCAATATCAAATCTTGATTCACCTTGCAGGTTAGCACCACTGTGATTTCTAAAGTTATCTACAAAGAAACCAGACTTAAACTTATCCAGTCCAGTATTAGGATCCTTGATTGAAAGATTCTTAGTATCAGTCTCAAGCAGGGAGAGTGTAGTATAGTTCTCAAGATTCTTAACTCTATTCTCAATTCCACCAATATCCTTCATGGTGAATCTCTTATGAGGAATGAGTTTCAGAGTAGTGTCGTAAGTCGCATTGAACACATATGGGTCCATGGTGATAACAGCGACTTCAAATCCTTCGGTGTTACCAACTGGTAGTTTTGGAAACTCTGCAGGTTCTCCTTGCTTAATTAAGAACTCTCCATCTCTAGTTAAGTACAGTCTATCAATTCTTCCAAGATAGTGAGAGAAATCAACAACAAGAGTTTTATCGGTTACTGCAGTTTCAGAGTTTGAATTGGAGAATGATCTTGATTCAAATGCGAATGGAGAATCAGTTGAATTGAGAGCATATACATTTGCCCTTGGTCTCAGGTCAATGAAATCTGATATTCTGAATCCACTAACTTCTGGAACTTCTGATGTGAAGTTGAGATTATTATAACTGTTGACAGATTCTACTGTTCCAGTGCCTTCATCAGTAGTAAGATGATCAAAGACAACTCTCAGTTGTCTAGTTGGTTCAGCAGCGTCTGAGTTTCTCTTAATTCTTGAAATATCACAGAATTCTGCTCTTTGTCCAGCATCTAGACTATAGTCATAACTTACATTTCTATCACCAATAACAAGTGTGTTAATATTTGCAGTGATAGAAGAACTTTGCAGTGAAATTGTTTCTAACAACTCGAAAGTTCTATCATTCTCATATACAAAGTTGAGTTGGTTGCCACTTACGACATCAACAACACGAGCAACTGCACCTGAGGTTGCACCAACAATCTGTTCTCCAACAACTACATTATTAGAGAATGTGTCACTTTGAGCAGAACCAATAAGGGATGGAAGAGTTGGAGCATTAGCATCATTAGATTCAAATATACCAAGAACTCTGGTAACTTCTGGAACATTCAGTGAAATGCTTTCATCCTGAACTCTTGTTCCAAATGGGAATGCTTGTGAGAAGGTCAGTCCATCATCGAACGTTGTAGCACCGGCACCAGCACCTTGAATTCTGGATCTTGATACAACTAAGTTAGCACATCTTGTGATGTTCTTTGTTTTAGAAGTAAGAGTGCTTCTTCTACAAGTAATAGTAAGAACTGCATTATTACCAGTCTGACTAAGACCTGTAATCTGAATTTCTTTAAGAGTGGAGGAAATTGTAACCTGAGATGGAAGAATAATTTCCTTATGACCATTTGCAAAGGTCAAACTATAATTTTCTTGATTATATGGTTCTAAGAACAGAGTATCATCACCAAGGTCATCTATGTTAAATGTAAGTGTAGTTGCAGTAACATTAAGAGTTCTTTGCTTTCTTACAATGTAACTACTATCAAGAAGATTGATAGACGAAATAGAAGTATTAGGGAGTTTGATTATTTTCCCTGGAGCATTTCCTTTTTCAATAAAACCTTGAACAACATTCAAGTTCTGAACGTTATCAAGAGCACCACCATTAGCAGCTTTTACTGTGCCACCAGTGTTCACACCAACTACTGTACTAACACCAACCAAGGTGAGTGAACCAGCAGTAACTGCGCTTACTCTGTTGAATGTGGGCAGAGTTTGACCTGGAATAGTATATGAAACAATGTCATTAACTCTTACAGGAACATTTCTGAAGTCTCCAACAGATGGTGATGTTACAGCACTACCAGAACCAGCATCTGCTCCAATTTGGAATGCCGAACCGGGTTCAATGAGATTCGTAGTCTGCTGCATCGAAACGTTGCAAGCAAAATTTGTTGCACCGATAGACTTGACATCACGAATATCATTATCCCTGACTACTGTGATGTTTCTACCTACAGCAAGTCCATCAATTTCAATTGGTTCGTTGATTTGGAACTGACCAGTTACGTCTAACAGATTGAGAACTGTTCCATCTGTAACTGCATCCTTAAGATGACCAGTTGCTCCACTGAATACACCCTTAACATGTGCTGCATTTCCAGCAGTAACTGCAAGTCCAAGTGTTATAGTGGTAAACGTTTGAATATCATAGAGTCTTAAATCAAACCTTTCTGTACCAACACCTGCTATATTTCTCTTACTGATGTCATAGACTCTAGCATTACCGACAAGTGCTGCTGCACCGTCAATAGTTCCATCCTGGGCAAGTCTACGATCTCTGAGTTCTACTACACTATTATTGGTGAATCCAATAGTTGGTTGACCCCTTAGGTTTTCTACCTGAAGATTGTTTCCAATTTTGACTGGAACACTGATATTTTCTCTCTTCTTAGTGGTTCTTGGTTTGGGACTATCAAGTGAAGTTGAACCAACTTTCTCAACTTCGTATCCTTTTACATATGCCTTACCGGAGGATATCTGAAGGGTGAGAAGGTCATCAGAAGGTGTATTACCTCTCTGAGTTAATTGACCTGGTGCATAGATGCCCTTATTGCCAAGTCTATCATTTAAAGTTTCTCTAATATCAATAGCAAATTTCTTGACGTAATAATCACCAGATTCGTCAAATGTTCTTCTTGCAAGTTCGTCTTTAAAGATATTATAATCAGTTCTTTGGACTAATCTTTGAACAAGTCCATTTTCAACACGCAACAATTCTACGAAGTTAGCATCGTTGTTGTCTTTAAGTGTTTTCTTGACCAGAGTTGCTGACAATCTAAGTCTGTCTGCACCAGGGGCAGATTCGTTTGAGAATCCCTTGGCATTGTCAAACAAGTCTGGATTTACAGAAGAAGCAGTTAAGATATCTTCTGAAATTTGAAGACCGACCTTATAGTTGGGTCTATTTGTATACTGATCCAGGATTACAGTCGCTGGAGATACTTTTACGAAATATCCTCTAATGAAGAAAACTCCTTCATTAATTGAAGAAGAAGAACCAATCTGTGTTGCTTCAGATACAATTGCTCTTGCAAATGGATTATTTGCAGTAATAGTAGTAGAAGAATAGTTAATATCTTCTAATGTAATCAGAGTCTCACCATCTGTAAACTTAGTTGATGCGCCGTCAGTACCAGAAGAAGTGTATTTGACATAAAGAGTATCTACATTATCAATTGATTCAGTACTTGAAAGGCAATTGACAACAGTTGCTTTAACACCAGAAGTCTCACCTTGAATCTCAATGTTATTATCTTTGAGATATGCAGTATACGCAGAAACAGGAACGTCTAAGAAGGTGGGGTCAATCTTAACTGCAGGATAGTTTGAATCATAGAATATGCCACCAGGGACAATCATTGACCCTTCTTTGAAGAAGTGCTGTCCAAACTTCTCAATCTGTCCTTGCAGGATAGACTGTAACGTAGTTAGTTCTCTGGATTGAATTGGAAATCCAGGTTTAAACAATACCTTATTATAATTCTTATCCTCATCAAAATCGTCAAAATAAGGCGATACATTGAGATTGGTGTTCTGGGTCATGTTCTTAGAACTCTACTACGATTTTTACTTCTTCTTTTTGGGATTCAGATCTACCGACTGGTGCTCTGTTATCAATGTAGATGATATCACCTGAAAACTTTTCAACTTCTGGATTTGCTTTACCACCAGCGAAAGTTTGTCCTAAATCAACTACCTTATTGCTAAGTGTTACACTGGAACCATTAAATGTGGTATCAGGTTGTAAAGGACTACCTTCAACATCAGTAGATGGAGAAGTGTTGATCACATTACCATTACTTTCAAAATCAACGTTCTTGAAGTTATTACCCGTTAAAGTAGTAAAACCAACTGGTTGATAATATCTCAGGACTCCAGTATCTCTATCCCAAGAAGCAACATAACCAACAGCAAATGAACCGGCAGTACCGACTGATTGTCTGATTTCAGCATTTAGTTTGTAAATGGTGTCAGAAGTATTTCCTGCACCTGTCAACTTCAATGCACCGAGCGAGGTTGCGGTATTTTTATTTAGGATGGATGTTGAACTTCCAAATTCATTTGGATTCCTTACAATACCAATTCTTGAGAAGTTATTTTGTGCTGCAAAGTCAGCAGCAGTGTCATACTTAGAGTAAATCATTACTCTATATGTGCCTAACTCACGATAGATGTCTGCTCCATGACCTCCCTTTGGTGGAATAATAACTTCAAATTCTGCACCAGATCCACCACCACTGGTGAAGTTGATTAATCCTTTGGTGTAGTCTTTTCCACCATCTGTAACTTCAATAGATTCAACTTCCTGGTCATTTACAGTGATGGAGACCTTTCCACCAGTTCCGTCACCAAGAATGTCTATATCCGAAAATGTGTTAGTTCCTGTTGTATATCCAGTTCCTCTATTCTTGATTACAACTGTTTCAACGTGACCACGAACAGCAGCATCCTTTACTGCTGCAGTATTGACATCTCCCCAGTTTGGAGGAACTGGCATATACTTCTCTGTGGTAAATTTAACAATATCCGCAGGGGCGATTGTATAAAGATACTTCCAAAGATACCCATCAGAACCATCTCCTGCTTGCTGAGGAGCAGTATCTACAAAGGTTGGTTCAAACTGTGATGGTCTGCCATCTACAAAATCAGGACTTGATCCATTATTGATACAGATGTAAACTTTAAATTCAGAGTTTACAACATAGAAACGAGACTCGTATAATGTCTTTGCACTAGTTTGTGGTGCATCATTGATAATATCATAATTATTCTTATACATGTCATAGGTTATACCAGAAGACCAATTAACTCTTGGTATAATTCTTGCAAAATCATTAATGCCAATCTTTTTCAAGAACAACATTGAGTCGGCATATCTATCCTCTTGCTGGAAAGAATCCCTTGGATCTGGGACAGAAGTTGTCCAATCAGCATCACCATAGTCTACAATAGAGACATTCGTGGGATTCGGGTGTGCCAAGAAAGTATAGTAAAAGTTTGAAGTCGTGCCAATACCAGTCACGGACTTGGTAAAGGTCTCCGCATTCAAAATTCTAAATTGGTCAGTGATTATGGCAGGCATGTCTGTCCGATTTTTTGATTATTTATACTGTAATCAGTACTGTGCTTTTAACTCAGTAATTCGTGAAACGTGTGCTGAAGTAGTAACTCCAGAAAGTGGATTGTCCTTTTGGAATACAAACGAAGATCCATTTCTAGATCCAGTAATGATTTTACCCCAACTGAAGTCTCCATATTTTTTGATATTGAATGTATCAGGTAAAGCAGTGTTCACTCCTACAACAGAGAGAACATTTGCAGATACAAGTTTTGCATCTGTTCCAGCAATAGCAACAATCGAAGCAGCACGATAAACATTATCAATGAAATCTTCTCCATTTGCAACGATAGTGGATACATCACCATCAATTGAAGTAACACCAGTACCAATTCTAGTATTTCTAACTACGAAGTAATCTCCCGTAGAAATACCAGTAAATCTAACCTTGTTTGCTTTTGCAAGTGGAAAGAAAATATCTGGATGTGGTATTACTTTAAACTTAAGTGTGGCTAATGAATTGACTGCACCAGATTCGCCACCAGCAAACTCTGTGATATCTTCAATGAGTCCATAGTCACCTTCATATGAAACTTGCTGGATTGTTTCGACAACTGGAATATTAGCGTCTGTGGCAGCGACTCCCACGAGTCTGACATCCTGTTGAGTTTGTCCAAGATTATCAATCTTTTCAAATGTCCAGGCATTTTCAACAGATATTGAAGTGTCTGTATCACCAACGGGTGCAATAATATTGGTTGATGGATAATACTGAGGTTCAAGAGAATTTCTCTTCTTGGAAATAGAGCGACCATCAATAATAACGTCAGAAGTCTGCTTGGTCCATTCTACAGGTCTCAAGAATGAATTATCGGTATTAATACCAACACCTGTATAAGTTTCAGTCTCAACAGTATCAGAAGCAATCAATTCATAGATAACTCTCTGTTCCTGACTGGCAAATGGATCTTGATACTGAAGTCTTAGTCTATCACCACGTTTGATTGTCTCATCAACGTCAACTTTAAGGAAGTCATTTTCAGAACCAGTATAGAAATACATTCTAAACTTGCTTCCTGCTCTTGGTGCTTCTTTGAACTTAAGTCTTGTGCCACCATTGAATTCATAATCAACTCCTGGTTTCTGGAGAACATCATTCATGAAAATCAAGAAGTTATTCTGGAGTATGACACCAGATCCTTCTTGGGCAACAATACTGTAGAACTCTTTGGTGGTTTCTGTTCTGGTGATCAAGAAGTTAGTTCTAGCACCATTAAATCCGATACTGAAATCGTCCAACTCAAGAAGTTGACCAAATGCCCATCCTGAGAACTTATCTTGGAACTTGTTATCAACAGTTACCAGCATATTGGTAGAACCAATACCAACTGGATCAAATGGCAGACCACTCAATTCAAGAACATCACCCTCTTTGTATCCAATGCCACGATTAGACATATTGAAACTGATGATGCTACCGCCAGTTCCAACAACAACGTCCATCTCAGCACCAGAACCAGTGCCACCCGTTAGGGTAAGACCTTTATATGGTGCAGGTTCGTCTGTGAATACCAGAGGTGGAGTTGCTTGGGTATATCCAGTACCACCGCTATTAATAGTGAATCCAGTGATCGTTCCGCCAGCACCAACTGTTGCAGTGACAGCAGCACCTGTTCCACCACCTAATGTGTCTGCAATCGAGACATTAGGTGCAAATAAGTGACCGCCACCACCGGAACGAACACCGGTACTACCAACACCAACTGTGACTCCAGTGATTACACCAGAACCATTTACTACTGCAACACCGATAGCACGAGCAGGAACAGTGTAATTGATTCCAGAAGTTGCTGTAAACTCGTTGATAATGCCTCCCCTAGGAAGATCACCAATCGGTCCAGTTCCAGTAAAGTCAATATCTTCACCGTCAACAGACTTAGTGATTCTATAATCAGCAACTAAAATTGAACCAATTGGTGAGAGGAATGGTTTCTGGAAGATATTGTTAATCAGAACTGCACCATGACTGGTAGTAATACCAGTTACTGCAGCACCACTACTGATCATTGCAAATTGATCAGTAGTACCATTGAAGGATTCAGAAATATCATCAAGAATTACATTCTTGTCATAGTTCAATCTATAGAAAATTCTACCAGAGAATGTTGATCTAGTTGTTATACCAACAACACCAGCAGGTCCATATGGTGCATCACTGAAGTAAATCTTACCCTGTTTGATTCTATAATCGCCCGTAACGACGCTGCTAGCAGCACCGACAGTATGTGCAGCAGCAACTGTTCCCATTGCTCCACGTTGGACATTAAGAACGTTACCTGCATTTACAAGATCAACTTTAACAATCTCTCCATCTCCGAATCGGAGCAAGGACTTACCTACGATCTTCGATGAATCGCTGACTGTAATCTGAGTTGAACCAATTCCAACTGCCTCAGACATAGTGATGGCAACACCTACTGGTTTTACTGCAATAGGACTTTGTATGATATTATCAACTGTAATCATACTTCTAGTGGTTGCAAGATCATCCTCTGTAGAGAATGATTGAGTTGAACCAATGCCAACACTATTGGTAAATGATACAAATCTTCCAAGTGCCAAGTCTGCTGTACTGATAGCAACTTTGAACTGGTCCTTAGTTACTCTTACTGCAAATACCGTATCTGGGAGAAGAGTAGTAACACCAATACCAGGAACAGCAGTAGAACCAATACTCAGACGAGATCCAGTATTGATACCAGCATTTGTTGGGTCATATACAAGTTCTTCGCCAGTATTGAAGTTATGGTCTGTAATTGTGATTATACTAGCACCGATACCAGTTGCAGGATTGACGGTATGATGAAGCATTGACTTACCATCAGTGAATATGGTAAAGGTGCTTAGACCAACAAGTTGACCAGCAGAGTTTCCAACACCACTAAACTGAGGACCAATATCATCAATCATCAGAACCTTATTGGTTCTAGATTCGTTGTAATCAGTGATTACCTTAGAATCAAATTTGATAATCTTGGAAAGTCCTGCCGATTCTGTATCTTCAGAAGCAAGATCATAACTTATTCTTGAATGCACTGATGCTTCATTCTCAATGTCCACCAGGAGATTGAATTCTGATGTATCTGCAATTGAAACATTTGCTTTCTTTGGTGGGAAAGTAATAATCTGGAAGTCAGAGAAGTTCTTATATCCAGCAGTGTGATCTAAACTATCAACAGGTTCTTTCCAAGTTTCTAGTGGAATTTCACCACGGATACTGTATGAGAATCTTTGATAATAATCATTATCATGAAGTCTCTGGAGAGTATCATTCATCTTACCAATATCATCTTTCCACATTCCAGCATCTCTTGAGGTGCTTCCTACCTCAAGATCAAAGTCGAACTTAGTAATTTCAGAAATAGTTGCCTTAAAGTTACCTACGGTGCCACGAACAACTGAATCTTCAGTGAACTTACCACTGACACCATTCAGTCTCAGTATGCCTGATTCTTCATCCCATCCGTCCATTGCTACAACACCAAATATGTTTGGATCATTAGCATCAACAATTATTTCTCCTTCTGTGAATCGAATGCTATCAAATTCTGGTTTGAATGTTGCCAGATCGGTTGCCTTGATCACTCTACCAAATTGTGCATTCTGAGCAATGTTATAGTCTCCACCGGTAAAACCTAAACCAGTGATTCTATAACTAACACTTTCAGTACCAGCAACCTTATTGACAGCGGTGACTTCAAAGGTTCTGAAACCGTAATCACTTGAATTATATCCATCTGCAAGAGGAGCATTAGTGATCTGGATGTTTTCTACAAAGATTTGATCACCGACAGCGAATGGGAAGTTGTCTCCAAATCCAGCAAGAGTTTGTGGTGCTTTGAGTGAAATTTCATTTACGCCAGAAGCAGAAGTAGCATTAACAACACCAACTCCATTTGAGTTATTGGTTGCAATAATTCTAAGATCTTCTCTCAGGTTACTATCACTAGAGATAACTTCAACATCTCCAACAGAACCACCTTCAAGTGTTGTCTTTGTAATTATGCTGTCGTTTCCAATTGCAACAACTTTTGGTGGAACGTTGTAATTATTACCAGCAGTAACAATACCAACTCCCTTCAGTGTTCTGATGTTCTTAAGTCTCAGAACAAGAGAACTATCTGTTTTTGGTTTGATAGTGTGATCTTCTGAGAAATCAATACCAGGAATGGTGACTACTTCATCTGTAACTTCACCAATCTCAGTATTCATTAACTTCAGGTCTGCATTGACTCCTGTAGTGGTTCCTATGGATGTAATTGCTGGGAAGTTTTTAATATTTTTACCATCATTCACTACCTTGACTGAATGAATTCCACCAACAGCAGTTAGTGAACTGGTAGAATAGAATCCAGTGCTAAATCCTGCAGGAGTGTAAGATGTTGTCTCAGCAGCACCAACTAAAGTGAAACTAAAGGTAGTATCTCCAATTCCTGTAATTTTGTAGTTTTGGTTGAACTTAGATTCTACTTTGGTGATAGTAGAATAGTTATCTACAGTTTCATCTACAGATGTTGGGAATGTATCTGTAAAGTTTACATCATCTCCTTCAATTCTGTAGTAGAAATTGTTTAAGAGATCTTTGTTGATATCAACTATGATTTGTGTACCAGCAACACCATCACCAATTATTCCATCTCTCTTGAAATTAATAGATTCATATCTACACTGGAAGTCATTATCTTTATAGAAATTGATGTCATATCCAGAAAGACTTGTATCTGAAGTATTCAGTGCAAATCTTCCACCATTAAAAATCTCAATTTTTGGATTTATCTTTGCAACTTCATGAGTTCCATGTCCTTGCTCAGTAATAATGATGTTCTGGAATGGGAACTCCAATGCATCGACTCTTGTTTCTGCAAGTCTAAATGTATCCTCATCAATCTTAATTGCATAATACTCTCTACTGCTCTGAAGGGGTGTTGCAACACCAACAGCGTTTGTATAAACAACAAGATCACCGGTATTCAATCCGTGTTTTACGGATACGATATTTGATGCAATAGTTGTGATTCCAGTGGGAGCAAAGGTCTTAGGATCTACAACCAGTTTATTCAGATCTGAATTGAATTTAAGGACAAACTGTTGAACTTCATTAGGAGTTATACCAAATGTGACTTCATCTCCCAGTTGCAATCCATGAGCAGTTGCAACTCCAACATCAGCAAATACTTTCTTGACAGTACCTGTAAGATTTTCTTTTACCTGCTGCAGTGTGTGATTATCTCCGGTAGAAGCAGCAACAAAGTAAATCGTGGAGTTGATACCAACGAATGCCTTAGAAGTTGCAAGTCCGATAAAATCAGTACCTTTCTTAACTGCAAAGAGAGAAGTTGTAGAGATATCAAAGTTATTAGATAGGTCTGACTTTGCAGAAGCACGAATTGTTCCCCCAACAGAGACAATACTTAGTTGATCACCAGTATTAAACTTGTGTCCAGGAAGGAAAATTGCACGATCTGGAATTGAAACTGTAACATTTGCACTTCCAGCAACTCCAACAACAGATGAGAAATAAGTAGCACCTATACCAAGAGCAGATTTTGCAAAGTTTGCCTGATATCCAATCTGTATATTTTTATTTTCTAACTCTTGATCAATAATAAACCTGAATACCTGGGGTTGTAACTGAACGATAGCATTTGTACCATGGTTACTTCCAGTGCTATTATTAACTATTCTTGTAACTTTATAGTTGTTATTGACATTATCAACACCAACAATCTTCATCAACTCATTACCAACTTTGACAATATCATTTACTGCAAATTTATTTGTGAATGTAGAGGCAGCAAGTGTAATTGTAGTAGTAATACCAGTTGCTGTTGTTGCACCAATGGCAACTGTAGTATTGGTTATTACTGTGGCAACCCCAACAGGAGTAAATCCTTCAAGGTTTTTGTAAATTGCAGAACCAATGCCAGTGATTTCAACAACGTCACCATCGAAGAAACCATGTGGAATTGTAGTAACACCAGTGACTACATTACCTCTAACACTAAAGATAGTATTTTTCAGTGTAGTATCAGAAGTTGCAATAGAGACAATATCTTTTCCTTTTACTTCAGCAATTTCAACATCAATTGATTCTTCATTGAAGTTGATTTGTTCACCAACCTTATAGTTAGAACCAGAGTTGAGAACATCAACAGAACCAACCCTGGATGGTTTAATGTCTTGAATAGTAACTTTTACATCAGAAGACATGGCATCATTCAAGAAGACATACTCCCTAGAAGGATCATTTAATCCGAGATGAGTTACATTCCTCTTATAATCACCAGTATTGATAGATCCATCAGATTGACTAATAAGAGAGTTGTAGTTGAAAGCGTCAGTTTGATTGTAGTGTGACTTTGTAGTATATGGATATGCAAGACCAACAATAGAGGAGAAAGTCTCGACGTTATCTATAGTAGAGAAATATGCATATGTTCCCTCAGGGAATTCATCTGTTTTACAGAATCTTCCATTATACTCATCAAGATCACCAGATGCTTTATAAACATAGTCCTGGGTAAAGAATCCATCACTAAATCCAGATGGTCTGAGTGTATCAGAACTTTCTAAATCAAGTTCATAACTTGATAACATTACTTTAGTTCCACCAGTATTTGCACCGTCAAATACTGCATTCGCAAAACCATATGGACCATAGATTGGATTACCGTCATATGCCCATCCAACTATTGGGGAGTGAGCAAATCCTGTGGTGATTTCATCTCCATTACCATCAAGGTTATCTTTTAATATACCACGATAATGTGCTCCGGGATAGAAAGACACTAACTTGGTTTCTTTCAGAGGAGTTCCAGAATGAATTTGAACCAGTTCTCTATTCAGTCTATCCTTTTTCAGGATTGAAGGATTATCCAGTTGGAGTGCTACTTTGTATCTTTCTACATCATTGAATTTCCATTCATGAATCTCTGGACTCAACTGAGCATTGACACCTGTTGGAACGACTTCTACTCTCGTATCTTGTCCATATCCACTACCACCATCAATAACATCGACTGAGGTGATTGCACCATTTGCAATATTAGCAGTCAGTTTTGCTAACTGACCTTTACCAATAACATTGACTGTTGGGGGAGAAGTATATTCTATACCTGAACTTGCAACATATGCTGAAACAACCTTTCCATTAACAACAATTGCTTTAATGTCTGCTCCCTGTCCAGTCTGAACCTTGACTTCAACATCTCTCTTGTAGTTCATTACATCGGATACACCATACCCGACACCACCATTTCTGACAAATACGTTGTCAAGTTTTCCAAGGATTACAGGAGAACCAGTGGCGTTATAATATGAAGGAATAGCATCAGTATTTCCAGCAGCAACGATTCCATTAATCTTAACAGTGATTGATGGATACTGGAACGTATGTGTACCGGCACCCACACTGGTAAGGTTCACATAGGACCTTTTATCAAAGTTGACACTACTGATAGCGTCTGGTGTTCCTGCTTCACTCAAGATGAATCTGTTCTTATCTAAGACAGTTACCTTATAATTTGCTGATGTTGATAGTCCACCAATGGTAGTACCATCAAATGAATACTCTACATTATCACCAGTTTTGAAAGCGTGATTTCTTGCATAGATGAAATTCTTTTCAACGTTAACACCAACAAAGGACTTGTAAATATCTTTCTGATCTGCTGGTGGCCATGCCACAGCATCTACAACTACTTTTCTGGTGGAGAAGTCGTCAGTAGAACCTGTAACAACAATCCTATCAATAAACTTTCTTTGATCTCTAGATCTGAAGTTATGAGTACCAGTTCCAAAATTAGTTATATCGACTGTATTGATACCTGCCAACACATCAGATTTTGATACATGAATCTGCACATCAGTGGCACTGATTTTTCTAAGGAAGTATATTGCTTCAGATGTCAGTCTGTCTGTTCCAAAACCAACAGCAGTACTACCAATACCAATAGGAGTTCCGGTGCTGGAGTATATAACTTCTTCAGTTTCTCCAAATCTATGATCAGGGATACTGATAACGTTACTAGCAAGTTTTACACCATCAAAATCATTGAAGTCCTTATCGTAGAAGAATCCTCTCAGTCTTGCCTCAGCAGTTGCCTCTGTTCCATTTCCTCCAGAAATTGTAATAACAGGAGTGTCTACGTAATTAAAACCAGGAGTAGTAAGATCAATATCTTCAATCTTTCCCACAAATTGTCCTACAAAAGTGGCATCAGCACTTCCATCAGTATTTGCAATTCCAATTTCTGGTGGATTTACTACATCGTAACCAGTTCCTGGATTTAAAACATTAATAGAGTCTATTTGACCATAGAAGATTGAATCCTTTGAAATTGGTGATTGGAATTCAACACCATTCAAAGCAACACCAATTGGTCCAATAATATCATTGTGTTCAGTTGCTGCTGCTGGTTTTCTATTAATTCTCTTAAACTGATTCTGATTAACAAGACTTCTATTAAACAAGGATGCTGGAGTCAGTCTGTGCTCACTAGATGCGCTAATACCAGTAAGGTTAGTAAAAACTTGATTATTGAGAGAAGCACGACTGAATGCTAATTTTACAGTATTGTTATCAACTACAGAAGTATAGTAATTTCCTGTGGTGATACCAGTAACACCAGAGGTTGATTCGTAGTATACTCTTTCACCATTTTTAAAGTTATGATTAGCAATGGTAATCTCATTAGACAGTTGATCTATCTCCGAATCAGTAAAAGTTTTAGATCTGTTTGTCAGTTCTATATTATCGTAACCAGGAAGTCCCGAGAATGCGACGTATGCGTTCTTATCTGTGTCAACGAAAGTATTTTGGATATTTGCCAGAACACCATCAGCATTGAGGTTGGTAGATCCAAAATCAAGTTTTTTCTTGATAAGATAATCTTTAGTGTTAACGAAAGTAGTGGTTATATTTCCAGAAACTGTAAATGTCTTTCTGTTATCTACATCAGAAACTTGCAGATCTGATTCTAATACTGATTTGTCATTTTTCAGTAAGATATCAACTTTGTCGCCCTGATATAAGTGGTGGTCAACTTCGGTTGTAAACGTTGTTCCAGTGACACTATCAACATTTGTAAGCACTACATTGTTGTAGAACCACCTGTTAAATCTTACATCATCCTCTTCTACCTTTTCGCCAAGATGCTTCACTCGAAGCATATCGTTCTTTCTGAACTGACTCGTGCCTGTTTTGTTTTCTGCAATCCCTATAACAGTGCCAACAACTCGCATAGTGACGAGTTTGTTGATATCATTATTCTCATAACCATATACAAAGTTTCCATCAATGATTGGGTCGTTCTCTACAAGAGTTGTAGAGAGTCCTACACAGTTAAAGAATTGATTAGCACTCTTACTTTCATATGTGACCAATTCCAGTACTTCATTGTCCTCATTGAGGAATGAACCACCATCTGGGAATCCAACGGTTGAATCTACAGTCAGAGTTGTATTTGTAACACCAACACCCAAGACTCTGGTCTTTTTACTGACCATGAACTTATTTTCAATACTATTCTTGGGGAAGAATAATTTATGGTAATACTTTGAACCTAAGAGGATAGTTTCAACTCTTGAAATAATTGCTCTTGCAGTTGGAGCATCAGTTGAACCCTGGAGCAAGGTGGTTTCTCCAAGATTTCTTGGATTTCCTTCAATTGCTTCTACAACCACTACATCTGACTGTGAGAAATTAGCAGCAGATGCTTGAATCGTATTATCGAATGGTTTCAGAACTTCAACAAACTTTCCAAAGAGAACAGTGAAGAGAATCTTCAATGAAGTGTCAGTTCCCTTTGAACTATAGAAGTCTCTTGCTCTTGAAAGGATATTATCGATATTAACGCTCTGGAACTTCCTTTCTTCGATGCCTGGCAAGAACATCTTCTTGTACTTGCTGAAGAATTCTGCTAAGAATACCAGACCAAGATTAGTAAGAGTCGTTCCTGCTTCATGGAATGAAGTTCGACTGTTATTGAAGTTTAAGAACTCTCCACTGACATCATCAATGCCAGAAAATCCCCTGACACATCCAGTAAATGCAAAACTAGTAGCAGTAGGAAGAGTTGCACCTAATGGGTTAGTTTCATCAAGATCTAATACATCATCAAGAGCAGTTGGGTCATCAGAAATTGTAATTGTGTTAGAATCTATAACTTCTGTGACATAATACGTCTGACCAGCAATAACATTGGAAAATGACGTATCAAAAATAATACTTTGTGCTCTAAAAGAATCTAAACCGACAGTAGATGTCAATTTGATAGTATTAGCAGTCGGATCGATTAAAGTGACCTTTTGGGCAAAAGATGATTTACCAGTATACGTAAAAATCTCTTCACCAATTTTTACAAGTCCATTTTTTGGCAAAAATCCCAAATGATTGGTAACTTCAATCACATCTTCATCGTTTGCGATGAATTTAGTCAGTGTTGGTGTAGTCGCAGTAAATTTGAGATTTACGTAACTCTCAATATCCTTTAATCTATCAATATTCTCTGCAAGAAAGATTGTTCCGTACTCATGTTCCTGAGACAGATAGTATTGCTCTAAAAATTCTTTAAAGACTGGATTATCATCTAAAATAAAATCTGGAAGTTGACTTTCCAGAATATTGGAGATTTTTACTTTACTATCTGACATTTCTTATCGAGTAAATTTCGTGCTGCTAGTGTAACTTGAAGGAGGAACGTAATTTGAACCAGATCTGCTTGATCCTGAAGTGATCAAGTCTTCTTTCAACGTTAAAACACTTTTTCCTGTAGTATCTAGGACGATATAAAGGTTCTCTTTTGCGAGAATGTCATTCGACTCAGGTGTGACTCCAATTTCAATACGATTGTCAAGAACAGTCGATGAAATGTTGATTGGGAAGAGAATAATCTCGCCTTTTACGTAATCAACAGTTCCAGCATTCTCAATAACGTTTACAATCTCTCTTTCTTCATTAAATTTAAAGATTGATATAGATCCAGTCGTTGGTGCAACCTGCTGTGGTCTTCCAGGAATGGTAATATCAGTATCAGGGACATCAGTCAAGAAACAAGTTCCAGTAATACCAGAAACTGTGAATCCAGACGATCTCAGATTGAAACCTTCGACTTCAGCATGGAATGCATTTGCATAACAGAGTTCATAGTTAGCAAGAGTATCGTATGCAGGAACTAAATTCCTTCTCATCGTCAGATTCGTGATATTTGAAGTAATTCCGCTATCAACATTGTCAATCATGCGGAGAAGTTTACTATACTTCAGTCTTCCACCGAAAGAATTGATATCAGTTGACTTAGAATAGTTTACAATTGCATTTTGGACTCTAGTAAACAGATCTTCAGTGTTTGTAACACTTCCTGGGTCATATGATACTGTGCTATCATACTCCACATATAGGTATTTCAGATCTAAGAACTCCTGACGAATACCAGCAATGGTGTATTTCTTCAAATTACTCTTAATATTGTCTTTTGCGATATCAGAGAGAAAATCACCATTTTTAGGTTTGATTGTAATGAAGACTTTACCGTATTGTGGGGGATCTAAATCTTCACCACCGTATGCAGAGACAGATTCGACGTTAGGATACAGAAAAGGTATGAGTGAGGTGTAATCATCGGCAGTGACCGCTCTGTATTGCGATGCATAGACCCTAGGAGCAAGGTATTTGATGGTATCGATGTCTTCTATGTCATCACCCATCTCCGCCGCTTGTAGGGTCGTTATAGCGGAGATGTTATTTGTTACATTTCGGTCTTTTCCTTCTTTTCTGGCAACTAATTGACCAGAGAAAGTGAAACTGCTAGCACCATTTGCTGCTTCACCAGTTGTTTCAATATAAGTGACCTCAACCTTTGCACCATTTGCAGGTCTCTTACCTAAAATGTTGTCTCCGAAGAGAATTTGATATCTTTCATCCGAAATTTCTTGTATAAGATACAAACGAGTGGCGGCATCAACGTTAAAAATGTTTGTATATGGCGTATATTCCTCTATTGACGTTCCAACAGTCCGAACACGGATAGAAGAAGTGTCAATATTCGGAGTTGGTAGGATATATTTCTGATCTGGTTGAGAATCATCGATTGTAAAGGTCTTTTTCAGTAAATTTCCCTCCATAATCTCAATATTACTGAAAGTTGCCACTCCTTGGGAGTTTGGACTTACTGTAATGTCCTCTGGAATCGAGAAAATGTAGTTTGAGTTCTCTGCACCACCCAGTGCAACTACACCTTTCTTCAATGTGACCGATCTAGCACTGACTTGGGCACTAAAAGTGATCCTTGCAGTTGCTGATTTCTTTGATCTGGGGACATATCCAATATTTCTTGCTAAAGATACGACATTTTCCCTTAATGTCGCACTATCAATGAACGATTCGTTCACTGCCATGTTAGTGTTGTAGGCAGTGATATAAGAATTATATGCTAACGTGTCGATTAGGATCGAAAAGTTCGATCCTTCAAAGTCGAAGTCCGTAAAATTACTATTCGATCGCAGATAATCTTTTATCTGCTCCCTAATATCGTTAAAATCGAGATTGGTAAATTGATTGAATGCCATTATATCCTAGATGGTTGTAATAGAAACTCTACATTCTGTGTAGGGACTGGTAATCCAACAATATCGTACTCAATTTTAACGAATAAGTCGTTAGAATCGGTCTGAGCCTCAGCAAAAACGTTGGTCAGATCAATTCTAGGTTCATAATTCTGCAATAGTGTGATAATTTCTTCCCTTAATACATCATTATCAAATGTATCTAATTCAAAAAGTGCATCAGCAACAGATGTTCCCAAAATATCATTGAAAAATCTCTCTCCGACTGCAGTTCGGACGAGATTTATAACAGATTTCTTGATTGCGTCCTCATTTTTGAGGGCAGTCACATCGTTTGTAATGGGATGACGCTTAAAAGAGAGACTTATATCCCTAAAACTACGTGAACGCTTAATTGGCATCTGCTTCGATACACTTCAACATACTATCTATAATGGTTAGTATCGATTTGGTATTGAATCGTAAGATGATTCTTCCGAAAGTACCTGTTTTTTAGCACCACCAACGGGTTTTGCCTCGTCATTGAGCACTTCTTTCAACTCAACAGGAGTATCTTGAGGTGCTTCACCGGGTAATGACCAGTGATCTGTGACCAAATGGGTCGTTCCCCATGTTTCTTTCATGTACTTGCTGTCTCTATCAACTGGTGAGTTACCCATTTTCATCCTCTTTTTGGTTATTTATTTCTGGTTGGGGATATTCTTCCCTTTCCTCGGGTGTTGTCCAGAAATAATCGGTACAATCACCCAATCGACCCCACTTAATTCCATTCTCAACTTGATAAAATTCAGTTGAAACCTTGAAATCAGGTATCTTGGCATCCTGTGGAGTCATACTGATGTCATAAATGCGACATCTGTTATTTGGATACAGTGCAAACTGTCCATTTTCAAGTGCAATCAGGTTGAATGACTTGTGTTCATCAGGTATTTCACTGGTTGATGCGTCAATCGTATCAATATCACCATGATAATTGTCCAGAGTGCAGATGTATTCGCCCTTGATGGACCCAAAGTGTCTTGTACGACATTCCCACTCCATTGATGCTACAACCTGCTTACAGACGGTTGTAACGTTATAGTCCATACAGTTCCAGAACTGCAGGTTAGGAAGGTCTAAATCAGGTGTTGGTGTCTCTGGTCTTGCTACAAATGCAGCAATCGGCAACTTATCATACATTGCCGCATAATCTGGTAGGTACGTTTCAAAGTAAAAAGCGCGTCCAGGTATGCTTTTAGCAGTTACCCAAACGCCCTCAATAAATTCACCATGTCCATACTTATGATCACACAAGTATTCTTTACGTACCCATACTTTGACTGCTGGTAGATTAGTAATCAATCGGGACATACAAAAGTTTACAACTGTTTATATCTATTCAACCCCTACCTTGTCCACGATAACGCTTTGGTTTGGGGTTACCACTGGATGCAGCATACTTGGTATGTTGTCCAGAACCTTGACGAGTCTTCTTGGGGGTAGACTCGATCATCACGTTGCCACTCAGACTCTTCTTAATCTTTGCCATTTGTTTCTTTTCGCGATTTTTTAAACGGGCGGTTATAACCCCACCCAGTATAGCACATCATCAGCACGTAACCAGCCATTAGATCACGCGCATTTTTTCATGCCCCACACGAATCACAGGGTCACACCAGATCTCGTAACCTTTTTCGATCGCATCAAGACAGAAACTCACATCCTCTCCGCACATATCTTGGACCTCTCCTGATTCAAACGTCTGCATCTTCGGAGCAAACCAAGGATAAGGAAGACTCTCAAAGACTCCATTCTTAATCAGAACCCATCCAAACCCGGTGTAATCAACGGTGAACGGTTTCTTACGCTTCGACATGGATTCACCAGTCTCATGGTTCATCACACCGCCATTGTTCCTAAAGTCTCCTTCTTCCAACCAATGTGCCACAGAAGTCGTGCGACCATCTTCAGTCATATACCAACCAGCAGCAATATCTTTGTCCATTGATACAAGACGGAAGAACTGCTCTGTGTTGAAGACAATATCAGAGTCAATCCATAGTTGGTAATCATATGGAAGATTACCATCCCATGGTTTCTGTGATGGTCCTCTGAGAACATTCGCACCTAAACACTTACACCGTGCAAAGTTCACCATTGAACTGTAATCTTGACTGATCTGAATACTTGCACCAGACTGTACCAGATCAAAGCAGAGTTGTACGAAGTTCTTCAAGAACGTGTATGAACAACCTCTACCAGGTAGACAGAATACTACTGTCTTACCACGAATCATTTCCTTTGCTGCCTCTAAGTTAAACTCTTCTTTCTTTGGAGTCGGTGCAGCAGTCTTTACTG